TTTCGGGCTTGAGTGAATTCTTGATTATTTCCCGATGCCACACGGCAGAGGTTGGCGATGTGATCGTGCGTCGTGGAACATCTATACGAAACCTGAGATTCACGGCGCACCGATGGGTGATTGGGTGCATTTTGAGATTTCGCCTGCGATGGCTGATAACCCTGATGCGATGCGTGAAGCATTCGCCCAAGCAGTAAAGCCTGTCGCATAATGTCTGACGCTTTCGCTACCATTATTGTTGCGCTCATCAGCACAGTCGGTGTGATCATCGTTGGGTTGATGCAGTTGTTTAAGAAAGAAGCAAGAGAAGCAGCAATAGAAAACCGTCAAGATCACGCCATTGTCCAACAGCAGTTGCGAATGATTTACAAGACGGTGAACAGGGTAGATGACAAGTTAGATAAACACTTAACAGACCACGAAGAAGGAACAACAAATGGGAAAGTTGCTAGAAGAAATTAAACAAACATCAATTCGTGTAGGCAAACCGCCACGCAAAATTGACTTAATTCTAGAACAGTTAAACAAACAAGACAGAGCCGATCTGCTTGAAGCAATAAACGATCACAGCATTTCACCGTCAGTTATCTCACGAGTGCTACACAACAAAGGCTTTGAAGTAACACGAGGCGCAGTGCAACGCTACAGAGGTCTTTATGAGTCTTAAAGACGAGATCAACAGCGAGGCTGCTGCCGACACTGATTTAATTCGTTTGCGTAGGCAGCGAGACAGTTACGCCAATCAGAACGCACGACTAACAGAACAACTGGAACAGGTTGAAAAGTGTTTGGCGATTGTTGAACACGCCGAAGGTGTCAGCATTTCGCCTCCGTCTTGGCTCGCACCAGCGAAACCTAAACGCTCGGCAGCAACATTGGTTGTGATGTTAAGCGATACACACTTTGACGAAGTAGTGAACTTGCAGGAGATGGAAGGTTTGAATTGTTACAGTCGTGAGATCGCTGTGATGCGGTTAGAGAAGTGGGCGCAGAATGTCGTGAAACTTTCTCGTCATTATTTGTCGGGTGTTTCTTATGACGGTGTTGTTGTGATTCTTGGTGGCGATATTTTCACTGGCGACATTCACGAAGAACTCGCTTTGACTAACGAGGACACAATGATTGGTTCGTTGCTGTTTTGGTCGGAACAAGTTGCTGCTGCGATACAACTTCTGACTGACGAGTTCAAGAAATGTTATGTGGTTAGCGTGGTCGGTAATCACGGGCGAATGACTCGCAAGCCTCGTATGAAGCAACGGGTGAAAACAAACTTTGATTATCTGTTAGCGAAAATGGTTGAACGACATTTCAGACTAGATAAACGGGTTTCGTTTGATATTCCTGAATCGGCTGATGCGTTGATCAAGATTTATGAACACGGTCATTTGATTACTCACGGCGATCAAGTTTCTGGTGGCGGTGGCATTGGCGGTATCTATCCACCGATTATGCGAATGCGAGCAAGAAAGCAAGCACGATATTTAGCAACAGGCAAATCATTCCAAACACTTTGGCTTGGTCACTGGCATCAATATATTTCTACGCCTTCAATGATTGTGAACGGCAGCCTAAAAGGTTTTGATGAATACGCAATGCTAATGGGTTTCGGTCACGAACAACCACAACAAGCATTAGCGATTGTTACACCTGAAAGAAACATCACGATTCAAGCACCAGTGTTTTGTTTAGATCGCAAGAAAGAAGGTTGGTGATGGCTTCTGTTGTGTATGTGAAGTGGCACGATGCTCACGCTGTCGCACCGTCTTGGGTTGCGCTTGACGATATTGTTAATGAGCCTGCGATAGTTGAATCTGTTGGTTGGCTTGTGCCGAATGCGATTGCTGACCATATTGTTTTGGCGCAGTCTGTTCTTGGTGACGAAGGCGATCACATTCTTGCGATTCCTGTTGGTATGGTTCGTGAGATGCGAACTTTGTTTTCGGATTTGTTATAGTGAAAAGTTGTGCGAGGTGTTCTCCTTCTCCACCTGCGCATACGGGTTGAGCAGACCAGCCTTTCGGGGCTGGTTCTGTTCCCCGTAGCCTCAAAAAACTTTTATTTATAAGGGTTATTCAATGATTAGGTATCTGCTACTAGGTCGGCTATACTGTTCTTATCGAGCAAATAGCCCAATAGTTCAAGAGGAGGACTAGAGATGATTAGTAAGTGGAACGGTATGCACATCGATCTGAGTGGCAGCAAAGCCAAGATTACGCCTGCGCCTGAACCGCAGGCGAGAGATATTGGCACGATAGAGATGAAGCGCACTTATGAGGTTGTGCGGATTCGAGGCAGGGTTGGTGGCGAATACTTTACGCCTTGTCTTGTGCTTGATGGCAGACCAACTTCAATACAGGGTCGCTGCCACAACTACCCTCGCACGGCTCGCAAAGCATTGACTCAGTGGGCGAGACAGGTTGAGTTTGATATGAAATACGCCACGATCACTGATGACGGCGAAAATTCAAGTTACGAAAATGCAGCGATGTGGACTTATCACTACGAGTATGTTTACAAGGGCAATGCACACGCTCACGGTTACGAACACGATCGTATTCTTACTGCTACAAGGCGATGCTACTTTGACCCGTGCGCTCGAATCATTCCAGCAGAATGAAAGTTCTTTCGTTGTTCTCAGGCGTAGGCGGTTTTGATCTAGGGCTTGAGGCAGCAGGAATGCAGACAGTCTTTCAATGCGAGTGGGATAAACATTGTTTGAGCGTTCTAAATCGTCATTGGGCTGATGTACCAAAATGGGGCGATATCTCTACGCTTACAGGCAAACATATTCTTGCCCAAGCATCGCAGATAGATGTCGTGGCTTGGGGTTCGCCTTGCCAAGATTTATCGCAAGCAGGCAAACGAGTAGGGCTTAAGGGTGGCAGATCAGGTTTGTTTTATGAAGGCATCAGAATCATTAAAGAATTACGAGAGGAAACTAATGGCAAATATCCAAGATTCTCTATTTGGGAAAATGTCGCAGGCGCACTTAATTCCAACAAAGGTGCTGACTTCGGGGCAATCCTCGATGCAATGGCAGAAGCAGGGGCGATGGTCATTGAATGGAAACTGTTGGACACGAAATACTTTGGAATCGCCCAAGCAAGAAGGCGTGTGTTCGTTGTCGCTGGCTTCAATCTTGATCGATCAGAACTTGATTCCGTCAAGATATTTCCTATCAACGAAAGCGATTCAAGGTATATACAAAAGGGAAATGAAGTCAGTTTCTATCAATCACACGGAGTGCAAGACCAGTTCAATGTTGGATTTACCAACCCACTCAAGAAGATCGCTGCTTGCTGTGTTGTTAGCGAAACACTTAAACCTAGAAGACTGACACCTATCGAATCAGAAAGGTTGCAGGGATATCCTGATGACTGGACAAGATGGGGTGCAGACGGACAAGAGCAAAAAGATGTTTATCGTTATCAACAATGCGGAAACGGGGTTACTGCCCCTGTCGCTCAATGGGTTGGCGAGCAGGTGATGAAACTCTGTTACACCCCTAAATAATAATTGGATCAATATAAACAAACAAAGAAAGAAGGAGAGATGGAACGAATACCAAAACCGAAACACGGAAGCAAAGAATGGCTACTGACTAGATGGCGAGACGATCTAGGCAGATGCGTGTTTGGGGCTTCCGATATCCCTGCGCTGATGAACGCTTCGCCTTACAAGACGAGAGCAGAGTTGTTCGCAGACAAATTAAACGAGCCTCAAGAGCAGGCAGAGTCAGCGATCTTTCGGCGTGGGAACTTGCTTGAAAAACCGTTGCTTGAAGCAGCATCACACGAATTAGGGTTTGGGATTTTTACACCTAACACTATTTATCGTGATGGCAGATTGTCTGTGTCTCTTGACGGTGTTGATAACACGATTCAACCTGAATTGATTGTAGAAGCAAAGACAACAACACGCTATTCGATTTATGATCAGAACGATTTGCCTATTGAGTGGTGTTGGCAGGGTTGGGCGCAACAAGCGGTGCTTGATTGCCCTGTTTGGTTCTCTGTGCTTGACCGTGACTTAAAGATCAGTGTTGTTGAGTTACCAAAGAACGAAGCAGCGATTGACGCTTTGCGCTTGGAAGCAGAAATTTTTGGTGAGTGGGTTGATAACAACACTCCACCACTTGACGAGATTAATAACTTCAGCGCAGAGGATATTGCTCGTATCTGGAGGGCGACACCAACGATGGTGGAGTTAGATGCGACAGCAGCGCAGTTGGTGATCGATCTTGAGAAGGCACGGGCTGCTTCTAAAGAGGCGAATGATGCTGAGGCACGAATTAAAGATGCGCTTGCTCAGTTGATGTTGAATCACGAGATCGGAATGTTTAACGGACAGAAGATTGTTTCGTGGCAACAGCAGGCAGGTAAGACTGCGTTGGACACAGCGAGGCTTCGTGCCGAACACCCAGAGTTAGTTAAGCAATATGAAAAGCAAGGTAATCCCTATCGTGTGATGAGAACACACAGAAAGAAGGTTAAGTAATGAGTAATGAAACAGAAGCATTACTGCTTAAAGCAGTGTTAGAGCAATACGCAACACCCGACCCAAAGATTGTTGGAACGATTCCACGCAACGGAATTAATCTTGCTTATGTGAGTCACGCAGAAATCACTCGCATTTTGATTGAGATTGATCCGATGTGGAATTGGCAGCCTGTCGCTTGGGTTGATGGCAGACCAGCAATACACGAAGCAAACGGCGTAGCGACAATGTGGGGAACACTCACCTTGCTCGGTAAATCGCTTGTCGGTGTTGGTTCGGTGCGATCAGACAAACCTGATCTAGACAAAGAACTTGTTGGAGACTTCTTGCGAAACGCTGCAATGCGGTTCGGCATCTGTCTATCGCTTTGGTCTAAACAAGATTGGGAAACGCCACGCAACAATGTGAGCAGCGTTTATATGAGTTACCCGATGAGTCAAGTTGAGGCTGAAAAGAGCAAACAAGCGCACCCAGCGAATGTTCAACCAAAAAACAGCGTTCCAGTTGCGTTGAGTGACGATCAAATAGAGCAAGCCTTTACTACTCCCCCGAAATCCACTGCGAAGATCGGCAGCCTAATATCGGACAAGCAGAAAGGCTTAGTGTCATCGTTAGCGAAAGAAGTCGCTGATGGTGATATCTCTGCGATATTAAAACAACAGTTTGACAAAACAAACTTGAACACACTCACAACTAAAGAAGGTTCTGATTTGATTAAGCATCTGATGAGTATGCGCCAAAAGAAAACTGATGAACAACCCTTCTGAAGAATTGCAGATGGCGTATGAGTTCGCTATTGGTGTCGTCATTGATTGCGCTCGCAAGGTCGTGGTCTTTGACGGCACAGATAGACAGTCGCTTGATGATTTGCGTGAAGCGATATTTAAGTTCGGCGAGGTAAATGACTTGATCGCACAGTTTTATAAAGGAGAGTTATGAGCCGTGATCATTGGTCTGATGACGCTAAATGTAAAGGCAAACCGACTTCTATTTTCTTTCCACCGTTTTCGCATTCAGATAATCGTTGGCTAATGGCTAGAGAGATCTGTGCAACTTGCGAGGTCAGAGAGCAGTGTTTGGCTTTGGTGATGCGTCTCGAATACACAGATGACAAGTGGGGTATGTTTGGTGGTCTGACACCTGAAGAACGGCGAGATTTAAGGAGACAGAAGGTATGAGAGCGAAAGCGAAGTTATGTGCTTGTATTCCAAATCGTGCGCTACCGCAGAAACCTGTGTGTGGTGAGAAAGAAGAAGATGATGAATGAAATAGATAACCGAAGCAATTACAACGAAACTGATAAAAAATGGAATCTACATCGTATTTACAATTATCACTTAAACACATTCAGCAAAGAGGAAACCAACCCTGCTTTTGTTGATTATCACGAATTTTTATTTGATGTTTTAGAAAATGAATTAAATAAAACACCATTAAATCTTCACAACAGACAAGTTTTTATCTTTATGGTGGAATCGTTACGACAGTCAATTATTGGCGTATTAAAAAAAGATTGTTTAATGCGTGGCAAGCAAACTAATAATGATGAATTGTTTGATGATGAATGAAGATCGCAAAGGTGAATGTCAAGGCAACCAAGACAAATGCACTTTCAAAGATTGCCCGAAGTTCGGCACACTTGGCAGACCAGCACGAGACGGCAACAGGCGTGTCAAAGGCTGCTCAGACCCAACAGCAAGAGGTAAACGCTCACGCACAAAAGGCTTAAGCAAACAGCGCACGGCTCGGAAGCGTCTAGGTGTAGCACCTTCACACAAGTTTGGTGACGGCAACGAGGAACGCTGGCAAGATGTGTTGTTTGCTAACGAGGTTAAAGCAGGCAAGCAGATCGGCGCAGCAGTTACAGCGTGGCTTCGTATAGAGGCTCAGGTGCGTTCTAACGAGGCTGATTATGGTTCTAGGCGTAAACCTACACGGGCGATTCTGATGCCTGATGATTGGGGCAGCGAAGGGCTTGTGATGATTCGCTTAAGCACTTGGGAAGAACTTGTGCGACCAGCAATGCACGAATACTACGAAGGAGGACAATAATGAGCAAAGTCTTTAGTCAAGAGCATTACGAGCAAGATGACTGGGCGAAGTATCAGATCATTGAATGGTTAGAGCGTAAAGGCTATAAGGCTTGGGTCAATCCCGATCAGTTCGGAATAGATATTTTGGCTACACGCTGGGGCAGACAATTCGCTTTTGAAGTGGAGGTCAAACACAACTGGCGTGGCAGATATTTTCCGTATGAGCAGATTCATTTTTCTGCTCGTAAAAAGAAGTTCGTTGCCCTTGATGTAGAGACTTGGTTTGTTATGTTAAACCACGAGCGCACAATGGCTTTATTGGTTGATGGTGAACATATTTTGGCTGCGCCGATATCAAATAAGGACACTAAATACTCGCAAAACGAAGCATTTGTCACAGTTGATATCCAATGGGCTATCTTTAGAGACTTAGTTGAGGAGGCTAAATGACACCAGCACAGATCGAGGGCTTCATCGACCGCATTTGTGGTCTATTCCCTACGAGTCAAATTGGGCGTAACACGGTTAAGAACGCTTGGACAGCAGACGATTTTTTATTGCTGCAAGATGTTGATGATGCACGAAAAGTAGTGCCATTAATTATGGAACATCACGACAAGTTCCCGAGTCTCAAAGAAGTTCACAGGGCATTCGCACTGCTTCGAAAGCCTGCGATTGATCAGACGATTGTTGTTTGCGAGATCTGCGATGGCAACGGTTGGGATAATGGCAAACGATGGAACTACAACACTAAAGAGTTGATTTGCGAAGGCTTCACGAAAACTGTTTTAGGGCGCACTTATACATATGTTGTGCCTTGTAAGTGTCGGGAGTTCAGCAAAGCATAAAGAAGTAGAAACGAAAACGAGAAGAACACTCATATAGACCTAAACCAGTCGCACGGTAGTTGGTAACACTCGGGAACGAGGGTAGATCACCCTGTGAGTAATTACGGGTGAGGCGAATAATTCGATTGGGAATCGCAGTGAGGCAGAGCGATAGGGGTCATTCATAATCTCTAAAGTTTGCTGAAACTTGAATATATATATATATATTTCAAAGTCAGTAACAACGATGCTAGGGTTGAGGCATACGCCGACTGAGGCGAACGATGAGCGAACACGCCACGACCTGTCAAGGACAGAACAAAAAAAACTAAAAACCTATAACCAAGTTCAGAAGGAGGACAAGGTGATCGGAGTTAATATGCAAAAGATTGTTGTTTTATTTGTTGCAAGTTGTATTGGGTGGGTTGGTATTGCTGACGCTGCCGAAGCACCTAAGCAGGTAGATCGTAAGCAGATGGTGCAGCACCCGTTTGATTTCGTGCCTGCTTCAAAGCGCACTGTTCCTTCTTGGGCTAAGTGTCCTGATCTTTGGAATCGGTTGCGTGACGCTGGATGGCTTGAAAAAGATGTTGTGAAAGCCGATCAGATTGTTTGGCGAGAATCTCGCTGCATCGCTACGGCACATAATGAGAATGACCCGAACACGGTGCAAGGCGTGAAAGGTTCGCTCGGTCTTTTTCAAATAAATCTTTTTTGGATTCAGCGCACTACTTATTATCCGAGAGGATATTTGCAAACAGTTTTGAATCGTGATCTTGTTCCAGCAGATTTGTTTGATGTCGCTGTAACGATTGATGCAGCGCAGGCTTTAATTCGTTATGACAGGGCGAAGGGCGAGTGCGGTTGGTCAGCGTGGATTGGCTGTTGATTTAGAAAGTTTTTTAAGAATCTTTTGAAAGCCTTATAAAATAAGGGTTTTAGAGGGTTTAATAATTGGGTGATTTCGTTTAGGCACTCTAAGATTTATTTAACAAGTTCAAGAGGAGGACTTAAAAATGAAATTAGCAACAGAAAGAATATGGAACGATTTAAACGGTCGTTGTGTTTGTGACAAGCATTTAGGGGTAGAAGCATCAGCAAAACTTGAGATGCGACCAAAAGCAAAATCAATTACAACATCGATGACAAAGTGGATCGTCATGAATCAAGAAGATGTCGCTTATCTCAGTAACGAATACTGTGATGGTGGCACTGTCTGCGAATCGTGCCGTTACTAATCAAAACAAAATCAAAGTTCAAGAGGAGGAAACGAAATGAATAAATTTCAATTAGAAACAATCCAAGAAGTTCTTGGGTTCAATGTTAAGCAAGCAGAAGACTTGATGGAATTAATGGATACAACAGGCGATCACCCTGATTGGTCAGAGTTTTCAGATACGCAATTTCGAAATCATTTTGAAATGATTCTGAAAGGTTTCTGATAAAAGTTCGCCTAGCCCTTTAGGGGTAGTCTTGTCATAAAGATACTAGGCACAAGGCAAAAGCCGATTAGTAAACAATAAAAGTTCAAGAGGAGGACTTAGAAATGGAAACAATTAAATCAAATATCCTGAATATGATTTCAGGAGAATACACAAGTTATTACAAACTATCAAGTGAGGCGTTACAAGGATTCAGCAGCACAGATGACTTTATAGCAGAGGGTAAAATTGCTTACTCAATGTTTCAAGCCATTAATCGATACGCAAGCAGCCGAGAAGCCATTGAAAGAGCATTGCACTCGCTGATTAATACTTGTCAAACAGAAATGAAAAGATTACACAATGGATCGGCTCTTGATCTAGGTTGGGTGAACTCAAGCCGATTTGAGGAATATGTGCAGGAATCAAAGAAATTGTGGCACGAAATTCAGACGCTGGCTTATATAGTCGGATTAAATGCAGATCAGGTCAATCAATTAGCAGACAAGATCAACAAAGTAATCGAATACAAGAAATAGCAAGATCGGGTGGCTGGCAGGCTTTCAGGTTCAAGCCCTGAACACCCACAAGGCGAAAGCCGAAATCAAACATTAACCAAGAGGAGGAAACGAAATGAAACTGTTAGCAGCAAAAGAATTCAACAAAGTGTTTTACGCCTGTTATAACAACAAGGCTACGAAATACCGAATCAAAGTCAGGGCAGAGTTACATCAACTAGGTATGAACCAAAAACCATACTTCAGTATCACAGGCGAAATTGAACGCAGAGCAGGCAATAATCGTTGGGTGTTTCAATCAGGTGGTGCGATACACGATCAGATCGCAGAGCAAATGCCAGAACTGAAACCGTTACTGCTTGTTCATCTTGCTGATGAAAACGGTGTGCCGATGCATGCCTACGAGAACGCAGGCTATTGGGCAGGGCAAACCAAGTATCAAGAACTTGACCTTGCTTCGCTTGCATCGCATCTTAGAGTAAGCCAGCCAACCGCATTACAAATGCTTGGATATATCGAGCATTGTTGGGGCGAACTCAATTCAACTCATACGCCTGCGATGGCTTGGAAAGATGCTTGCAAGCATTACGAACTGATCGAACAATGGCAACAAGAGGCAGATGCAGCCCGTAAGATGTTAAACCAAATAGCACAACTAGAGGAGGCAAAATGAAAATCACAAAACATTCACTAGACCACATAGAACTCGTTTCATCAGGCGACACAGCCTTATTTGAAATCAGATTGGTCGTAGCAATGACCGATTGGTCAGATGACGAAGCCGATGCAGGTTTTGACGAAATCGGTGCGCTTGGCTGGCTGATGAACCTGCTTCATCTTGCTTCGCAAGGCGAGGATATCCAGACAGGCGCACAAGAGTTCTTGAAATCGATGATGACACTCAACGAAGAACGAGTGCATTTGTGCAAGGTAGAAAAAATTCAATACAACATAGATGAGATAGGAGAAGAAAAATGACACCGCAATTCAAACTAGGTATATCAGTTGGGCTGGTCGCTTGTCTTTTGGCGATGGCGTTACTGCCTACCGAAACTCAATCCACGCCTGTTGGCTGGGTTGGATATGGCATCATCATCGGACTGTTGCTTAGAACAGCATTCCGAGCGTTCAGCATCATCAGTTATCAGACTAGTTATAAGCGACTTTCAAAACACAATCAGCAACGAAATCGTTTGATTAACAATAAGACATACAACACTTGCAGGCGATAGGCTCAAGGTCGTTCCCTGTGGCAATCTGCGCTTCGCTTTCTTTCCCCTCTTGAGCGTGAAGCACCACCTGAAATGGTGGCACAGGGAATGTTTACCGATAAGGAAAGCAGAGTGTTATGACATTGAGAGATTTGCAGAATGCGGTAGCATTCTTACGAAGGTTAAGTGTTGGGCAGATGGAAGCAGATCAGTTGATAGCAACTGTTGAAGCGTTAGAAGCAGAGATTAAGAAACGGAGGCAAAAGAAATGAGCGAAAGTTTGAATGCTGAACTTCAGCATTGGCAGGCACGAACAGATGACTTGCAGGTTGCCCTTGACCATATGCGAGAAGATCGTGACTTGCTGAAGGCTGAAAAAGAAACTCTCAGCGAGGCTTACGCCAGAGCCGTGCAAGAACTAGCGATGTATAAGCAAATGGTTGATCGTATGCGAATCGCTATGTCTCAAGGCGCAGAACTCTAAACAAATGAAAATCTATTGCAAAAACTGCAAGCATTCTTTTGAACGCAACGCCAATCGGGTAGTCGGCTGTCTTTGCGACAGCGATGCCCCGACTTGGATTGGTGTAACATCAGAAGGCAAGTTAATTACAATGAGTTACGCCAACTATGAGATAGAAAAGGACTGAGATGGAACAACGTAAAATTGAATACACGATCGTAGATATAGATTCGGTTGAAACACACCCCAAAAATGTTCGGCAAGGCGATATCGGTGCGATCTCAGAATCACTTAAAACACACGGACAGTATCGCCCAATCGTGGTAGATAAACGCACCAACCGTATCCTCGCAGGCAATCACACTTGGAAAGCAGCAAAGACACTCGGCTGGACACAAATCAACGCAGGATTCATAGAAACAAAAGACGATGACGAAGCCATACGCATCTTGCTTGCAGACAACAGAACAACAGACCTCGCCTCATATGACGATGTAGAACTAGCAAACCTGCTTAAAGATCTAGCCGAAACAGACGAAGGTTTAATCGGCACAGCCTTTGACGGCGATGCCCTAGACCAACTCTTAATGGACTTAGAACAAGAACCATTTGGACTAGACCTAGACACAAAATACAGTCACGCAGTCAATGTTCCACAATACGAAATAGTCGGTGACGAACCACAACTATCAGAACTTGTAGATAGAACTAAAGCAACTTCTCTGCGAACTGAAATCTTCAAAGCGAACCTGCCAAAGAATCTTGAGGAGTTCTTGCTATTAGCAGCATCACGACACCTCGTATTCAACTATGCCAAGATTGCAGAGTTTTACCCACACCAAACACCAGAAGTTCAACGCCTGATGGAACAATCAGCATTGATTATTATTGACTTAAATGATGCAATCGCTAACGGTTTCACGAGATTTCAACAAACAATAAATGAATTGAAAGATCAAGATTATGAAACTGACTGACAAGTTTGCGATGTTCATCTTGACACACGGTAGACCTCACGAAGTAATAACAATGCAAGCCTTACAAGACAGCAATTACACAGGCAAAACATACATCATCATTGATAATGAAGATAAGCAAGGCGATGAATACCGAAAAGTGTTCGGCAAAGAAATGGTTATAGAGTTTGACAAAGCAGCCATTGGCAAAACCTTTGACATAGCAGATACACGAACAGACCGAAGAGCGACTGTTTATGCTCGCAACGCTTCATTTCAAATAGCAAAAGATTTAGGGCTTGATTACTTTATGCAATTAGATGATGATTACAAAACTTTTATGTATCGCTTTCCAGAAAATGATCAATGCAAAGGTTTAATCGCTAAATCATTGAATGAAGTAGTTGCAGCATACATTCAACTTTTAGAGGACACTAATGCTGTAACAGTTGCAATGGCGCAAGGCGGTGATTTTATTGGTGGATTAAAAGACTATTACCGAATGCCTCTGATCAGAAAAGCAATGAACTCTTGGCTATTCAGAACTGAACGACCCTTAACATTTATTGGGCGAATGAATGATGATGTGAATACTTATGTGATGAACGGTATGCGAGGCGAACTTATATTGACCCCAAGAAACTTTTGTTTAACAGTCGCTCAAACACAAGCAGTAGCAGGAGGAATGACCGAAATGTATGTAGAGAACGGAACATATATGAAATCGTTTTATACAGTGATGATGAACCCAGCATCAGTTAAAGTTGCTTATATGGGTGCATACCACCCTCGCCTTCATCATATGTATCAGTGGGATACGCTTGTGCCAAAGATAATCAACGAACGCTACCGCAAACCAGTTAATGCCGATCACTAGACCCTGCCTCAACTGTAGAACCCTCACAACCAACGCCACACGCTGCACACGCTGCCAAACCATCTGGCATCAACAACACCCAAAACCAAATAGACCTCACTACAAAGGCGACTATCGAAGGCGAGCCAAACAGATCAGAGATAACGCTGTCGCTTGCTGGATATGTGGTGAAGGCAAAAGAACACACGACCCGTTCACAGCAGATCACCTAATCCCAGCAGACCCCAACAGCCCACTCGCAGCAGCACACCGCTCTTGCAACTCACGCAGACAAAACAAACCAATTACACCGAACTAAAAACAAATGCGATTTTTTCTATATGCGTATGTATGTTAC